CCCCGCCGCCGCTCCCGTGTAGGTGTCAAGCAGGAACTCCTCAGGCGGTGGTGCCGCGCCGGTACTATAATCCCAGATTAGGTAGAGGTACTCATCGCTAGTGCTTGGCATCAAGAAATCCGCCTTGTACTCGGGGTCTGCGCCAGCAGGGACGAGGTCCGAAATAGCAGGGTCGGCAAGAAGGCTCGCGATATCGGCCTGCTCATACTTAGTACTAGACCGCAGCCAACGGAAGCGGTCCGTCGGGCGAATCGTATAGTTGTCCGTACCAATCCTGTTGTACGCCATGATAACGGTACTCCCGTTGGTAGGGCCGAGGTTGGCGCCTTGAGACACCGTAAAATCCTGCCAGTTGGAAATAACAGGGTTGGTGCCTGCCAAAAACTTAACCGCAGTACTACTAAGGGGGGAAGTGAAAATCCCGTCAACCCATTGGAACTCGCTGTGGATAGATTGGGCAGCGTCTTCAGTACGGTTTAGCGTAATCAAACGCAGGCTCAAGTCCGCTGCGTCGGGACACTTGACCTGAATCTGCACAACGAAGGGACGCCCCGTTACCCCGGGCGTATAGTCAAGGTCGATACTTAGCGTGTTCTCAATAATAGAGTATTTATTGACGCTAGGAACAGGAGGTTGAGACGCACTGGTAATAGGCCCGGTGGTCACACTCGTTCCGTCGTAGGTTGTCGTAATCGTAAACTCATCGTCGTCAGCTACAGGGTCAATGATGGCGTAATTGACAGGTACAGGGCCAACGTTGTTGCCAAGATTGACGCAAAACGACTGCTGCGCTAGGGTCAGTGTAAACGTCTGTATCGTATTGCACTCGATGCAATCCTCCTGACCGGGTAGGAAGACCTCGTTACTTGCTAACACATACTCGTTCATATATGGGTCGTAACCCCCAAGCTTCTGCGTATTGAAGTCAGATATAAATGTGTCTCGGAACCAACTCCGCATACCGTTCTCGCTGATGACCTCGAGCTGCTCGTTCTGCCCATCGCCATAGAGGTGGATGACAGAGCCACGCTTGGAATCGGTGAAGAACTTATGCGGCCCCCACTCGGCAAAGCTCTCGGGGTTGTTGCTGATACCGAAGTCTTCTACGCGGGCCACCTGAGTACCCAGTACCTGAGGTACCGACGTAACCACGCTCTCTCCCGTAGAGTCGGTAAGCAGGTTCTTACCCGCCAAGACGTAGCTAATCTTATCCTCCTGCAACGTGAGGATATCGGTACGCCTTCCGAACAGCTTCTCTACAGGCCCATAGCTGTCCTCTAGCGGCTTGAAGTTGAGCAGCCCAAGGTTGAACTCATTGAGCTTGTTGATGTTGGTCTCATCGTTGATGACGCCACTGTACGTCAGGTCAGCAAAGCGNCGAACCTCAGAGAACCTCTCGTCACTGGTCGTAGTAACGCGGTTGCCNAAGGTGATGGGCTTNCCGCTAATGGAGTCACGAATCTTATAGCTNTCGACACCATTGCCGTAGCTGATGCAGTTGAAGAACGCCGTGTCGGTAATGCCGGACTGACCAATGGNATTAATCTGATTCTGCACGTTACCATAGTGATTACCAAACGGGTCAACAACATACGATGCACTCGACTCATACCACAGGTCGGGCAAAGCTGGCTGCGGTTCCGTCTCGAAAACGATGGCGTCGGTAGAGCGCGTTATCGTCCACTCGGACTTAATCCTTGAGCGGCGGTTGGGGCTGCTGCCAGAGCCAAATCCACCGGAACACTTGTTGGTTCCGATAATTACAAACTCAGGGTCGGCGGTTCCCGTCTGGTTAAAAAACAACTTGTTGACCAAACCATTACCCCCTATTCCAAAGTTTGGNAGAGCACTTGCGGTGGCCGCCTGAACCTCATTTGTCGGAGCGGCTACAGCAGGGGCGCCAGAAACACCTTCCGCAGCTTCGATGGTGTCAATCACGTCATTAGCGATACCTGAAGGACCTGAACTTCCGTAGAACCAGTCCATAATATTTAAGTAGTCGTCCTCGACTTCCCATGTATGGTCAAAGTCTAGGGTTCTAGTCTCACAACTAGCATCTCCGCGACCCTGACGAGTAAAGCTTATGGTGAGCCTAATCCGCGTACCAGTCTTGATGTCGTCCAAATCAAAACCGGTGTAAACCAAATATGGATATTGGCCCGCTACTTGCGCTCCTCCCTCTGTGCGCTGGTCATCACCACCGTTGGTTCCGGCAGACTGCTCTCCGGGGTACAAGTTTTCTATTGCCGCTGGAAGGCCATAAGTGAAGTTAGGCTTCATCTTCATATACGTACCACCAATAGCTGGTACGGGGTCAGCGCCCGTGTCGTCTAGCTCGCCCTCGGCGAAAGACTTCTTCTCCAATACGGTAGCGTAAGTACAAGACGTAACGGCACCAGACGTATCGCTCTTTACGATATACCTGTCTCCCTCTTCAACCTTGGCTGCGTTCTCCCCTTCGAGCAGGAAATACACCTCTCCTGAGTCGGCAGGGTACTCAAAGTTTTGATTGGTATAGATGGTCTCGTAGTTCTCGCTATCGGGCTTGATGACAAACTTGTATCGCGCAGCCCAAGCTGGAGCCAGCATAAGGGACGGTATCGTAACCCGTATCTGGTTTTGGAAAATAGACTGACCGCAGTCAATCTCTACCTTATTATTGGGGGCTACAAGGGCCGTACTAGACCGGCCATATTCGTCCATATAGACGATACCAATCTCATAAACGCGGTTGCTGTGGAGGCTCGGAGCCGAAGGCGTTACAGGGCTGACGCCATCGGGGCTATCCAAAGGCGAACGAACAAGGGAAGCATTGAACCCAAGCTTGACGTTAAGCCCGTTCAGGTTGCGCATATCGTACCCCTCGAGGTAGTTGCCATAGACAATCCTATTGCCCATCAAGGTCTGTGCCTTAGCCAGCCTAGGCACGTTGTCATACAGCCGCAGAATCTCGCTCTCAGGGAGGATGGTGAAAATCTTCTGCTTGCTAAACTGGATGGTATAGTCGGAGTTGTCCGCCAAAGCAGAGTCAGCCTTATCTACCTTCTCAATGACGCGGATGATATTGTCATCCATCTCCTTGAACAGGATGTCGATACCCTTGACTATAGAGCTTCCCGTGCGTACTGTCACATCGCACACCTGAACGGAGTTGACCATACCCTCGTTGAGGTACGACTCGGTGGTGAAAGCGAATGGCTCGCTCTCGAAGATGGGAGCACTAAACTGTGACGTAGCCGAGTACTCGTTGTTGGCATACTCCCAACGGTAGCCAAAGCACAGGAACCGGTCCTCCATGTAGTCCTCGCGAGACACCACCGCCACAGGCGTTACCAAAGGGGCTTGTAAAGGTGGGCGCTTGATGACGAGGATGTCTTCATACAGAAGTCCGCTGTCAGCAAAAGCTACAGGCTGGGGGTAAGCCTGACCGACATTGATACGGCGAGGGGGGTTGATGTCGTCGGTAAAGAACAGCAGGTCATCAACCAAGTCAATGCCCGTAATAAGATACTGAGGGTCGAAGTTCAATGCGCTTGTGCTGACCACATGGTACGTCAGCAAGTCGTTGCGCATATTGTACGAGACGATGAGGTCGAGGACGCCAGCATAACCGCCGTCAACAAACGAAGGGTCATGGACGAACCAGTACATGGACTCGTTGGCACCATCGCTATACGCCCCCAAGCAGGTGGAATTGGCGCTCAAGGCCGTGCCCGTAGGTGGGTATACCAACGTCGTAAGCTGCGTATTCCCCTTGGTGTTTTCTATAGCCCCTATCTCCGAGTCCTCGGTGGACCCCATGCGGATATTCTGCGCGTCGATATACTCTCCGTTGGGGACAAGGCGCTCGTCGACGCTCTTGTTCATGCGCCCCTTAATGAAGTTCCGTACGAGGTTTGCCATTACTTAATCCACTTATCGCGACCACGCATATTCATCAGCAAGCGACCGGGGTGGATGTTGCTGACGCGAAGCTTCGCGTTGCGCAAGAGCGCGTTCTTTTTCTTTCTCGCCCGACCCACGATATATTCCTGCACACCCAACTTAGCATCGAGGATAGCATACTGGATATATGCGTAGACATATTCCTCGAACATCTTGTTCACGCTAATCTCAGCGTTGTTGCCGCCCTCCATACCGTCGCTGACGTACTCAAGGATACACAGCTCGTCAGCCATCTGGCTGCTGAAATTGATGACGCCACCCTTCTTGTTGATGCTGAACGTAGGGTTGGCATTGGCTGTCTCGGTATTCAATCCGTAGCGGGCCCCGATATTGTAGTCGAAATACCAAAGGCCATCGCAGCAGTATCCCGGCTGCCCGTCGAACTGACTGTTGCCGTTGAGGTAGATGCTTTGCTTGGTTCCCGTAATCCTATCGTAATCGATGGTAGAGTCTTGAGGGCGTAGGATAGCTCCCGTCTCATCGAAGAGGATGCGGCAGTTGTTGTCTTGGAGATACGCTGAGCTCCAGTTCGTTTGGATATTCTCCGTCAAAGGACGCAAGACACCGTTCTTATACAAGGAGATGCGAACCCAGTTGACATAGTCGGGAGGGAGGACGAAGCGCAAGCTGTCACAAACGCTGAGCTCGAGAATCTTAATCTCTTTCAAAGAGTCGTAGTTCAACTCTTGGATAGCACGCTTGGCATGGAATAGAATCTTGTACCGCTCCTCGTTATTAACAAGGGAGTGGTTGCCATTGTACATCAACAAGAAGTTGTTGACAATATCTTCTAGAGAGACGTACTGGTAGCTGCCCCAGTTGGCATTTTCTGGTGCAGCACCGCCGTTCTCGTAGTACTGGTAGTCTGTGATATATGCCATTACTGTTCGTTCTGGATTTCTTCAGCGTTAGCGTACTGGAAGATGTCGCCCTCGCGGATACTCATGCCAGCCATCTGCAATATCTTATATACCAACCGGGTCTCATCATCGATGGGTACCTCAAAGTCTTGGTAGTCAGTAGACGACTGATTGAATACAGGCTCTCCGTTAGCCAGCGTGATGTACGTCCACTTCGGGTCGAGGGGGTACCGCACATATTGGCACTGGACATCGCCTTGAGCGTAGGTAGTGCCGGTAGGGTAGAGAGTGATGACCTGACCGGCAGCGGGGTTATCGATGGTATAGGCAGGGTACTGAGCCGACGGTGCCGTCAGGTTTGAGTTAGCCAGCATGGTGATGCGGCTGTGCGTAACGGGCTCTGCCTCAGAGTTTAAGACCAAGACCTTATTGAGAAGGTAGTAGTCGTCACCGGTGGTAGCTATGCTCGGCGTGAAGAAGCGGTTGCCAGATTCAAAGTCCAAAGGCTTAGACACGGAGAAGACATCGATATCCTCATTGAGCCCCTTGGTCATATTCGCATAGTCAGTACCAGACATGCGAGCGTTCTCTGCGTTGATAGCCTTATTGAGCTCATTAAAATACCCCTCGAAAATCTCTAGCTGCGCCTGCTTAGCGAACAGGTTGAAGTCAGAAGGGGAGACGTAACCGTAGTTGTTCTTATTGAGAATCGACAATACGGTTTGACGGACTGAATCAATCATTCCTCTAAGATAGCGCCAAACGAAAAAGCCACCCGAAGGTGGTGGCTTTCTCTAGTAGTAAGTGATACGCTTATGAGAGGGCAATACCCGTGATAGAAACTGTTCCAGTAGCAGCAGAGACCAATCCCGAAAGGGACACGTCTAAACTAGGGTGTTGCCAAGCAGTAGCCAATACGCTAACTACTGAATTCTGAATACGGTCCCTAACGCTAACGTCGTCAGCAGGCATAGCCGTATGGGTAAGGGTAATTACATCTGCGGTAGTAGCAGAGTCATAATTGATAGTCACCGTAGTGGTAGTGGCCTGACTAATAAGAAGGATGCCTTTAACGGCGATTAGCTGACTGGTTTCACCAGTAGCGGTGACGGGGATAGAGAGATATTTCTGCATGGTTTAAAAATCTACCCCGAAAGTAGTCATTCCTCAAGCAACGTATCGAGGGCGCGGAGGGTGTCAAGGCCCTCGTCGCTAAGGAGATAGGACGTAGCCAAAGCCACAGGGTCCTCACCGAAAGGAATCGTCAGGAGCTTGCGCTTCTTTGTAGGGCCGTTGAACCAAATCTCCGTCTTGTTGCGGCGGAAAGAAAGCAAGCTGTCGTCAAAGAACCTTTGAATCTTAGACTGCAACTTCAAGTCTGGGTCATTGACCACACGAAGGAATGTCTCTGGGTCGCGACGCACATAGATGAGCATATCGCGGCGCAACTCCGAGGTGGTAAGGCGAGAGGGGTCGATACCCAACAAGATGCGAGAGACGTGCTCAAGGGCTTCGATACTCATGTTCTTGCACTCGACCAAGGCGTCTACCTCGAGGTTAATCTTCTCCACCTCAGCGCCAGCATCGCGCTCCTCATTGACCTCCTCGTACTTACTCCCGTTCATGGGGTGGTAATGGAGGAACTCCTGCAAGACAGGGTTGGTCTTAGGGACGTGGAGGAATCCGTCTTCGAAAACTACGGGCTCGACAATAGCGTTGCCGTCTTGCTCGTCCTCGAAGGGGCTCTTTTGGTTGCGTGCGTAGCGGAGAACACGGTTCTCGTTTCGCTCATCGTCCCAATACAGAAGCGGCTTTCGCTGGCTTCCACGACCGGGAATCATAAAACAAAGGGGAGCGGCGCCTCGTGTGAGACGGAAGGTTTTATCGGTATTCATTTCTATTTTATTTGAAGAGGGTGGATAGTGGGGGCGCCCATTGCGCCCCCAATACCCGGTTAGAATCAGTCGGTGAACAGGAAGAAGTTGTTCGCTCCCAAGACGCACACAGCACGCTCAGAGAGGTAGTTGACTTCCATCGCGTCGAGGCTGCTGGTAGCAGCTCCGCCTGCGGAACCTGTAATCCAAGTCTTATACCGGCGGTCCTCAGTCTCAGAGGCGCGGTAGCGGACGTGGAGGAACGGACGCTTGGCGTTCTTACCCAACACTTGGTCGTAGACCGTAGTGCTTCCAGCAGGAACCAACAAGCCGTTGATGCCACCGTTGGTGAGGTCACCACGCATAGTTGGGTCGTTCAGGTACTTCCAGTCAGACTTGTAGAAGTCGTAACCACGGCGGAAGCCCGTGAATCCAAGGTTGAGAGCCATCTGCTCGTCGTTGTCGAAGAGACCGTAGCTAGTACCGCCGGCACCGTAGCTGTTCTGAGCAGCCAACATGTCGTCGATAGCGAAGCTGAAGTCCCGGTCAACGAAGATGACGTTCTCCTCAATCGAACCCTGCTTATCCAAGCGAGAGATGATTGCGTCGAAGTCAGCCAAAGCAGTTGGGATACCACCAGACCAGAGGTTTCCGCGAGTCTGAACAGCGTAGAAGACACCTTCGGAACCAGCGTTGACCGTACCGACAGCAGCAGTACCTGAGCTGAGGAAGCCCTCAGCACCAGAGTTGGGTGCAGCGGGAACAGCCTCAATCATAGCTGTCTCGAGGTAGTCGTCAAAGCGAAGACGGGTCTCGTGCTCGGACTTCATGTACCACAAGTATCCGGAAGCTCCGTTCTCGGTGGTCACCTCAATCCATCCAATCTGAGCCATGTCAGAACCAGAGACAGCGTACTTGTCCTTGATGATGATTGGCTTGTTGTCGAAGATGAAGTCGTCAGCCTCGAGGGTTCCAACCATTCCGTCAGTGCCCTTAGCGAACTCAGAACCGTAAATCATTACGGTACAAGCGACGGCACCGGCGGG